ATGTAGTCGATCAGGTCCGCCTTCTTGAGCACCTTCATTTGCTTCGAGTGCATCATGATGCCCACGAAGTTGCTCGCCTGGTCACCGTGCAGGTACGCCGCATCGATGATGTCGGTGTCGACGATCGAGACATTGGTGTCCCGGATCATGTCGCCGGAGTCGTTCGCGATGTTGTCGGCGAGAACGCCGGCCGCGGTCGCGAGGACCATCTTCTTGATCGCGCGCTGCCAGTAATCGGTCTGGCGGTCGGCGATGATGCGGCCCGGATCGTCGCCGGCGAGAACCGCCGTGATGTCCGGCCAGGCCCAGGACTGCGCCCGGAACTGCCGAAGAGCAGTCTCGGAGCGGGTCAGGAGCTTCTTGGTCTCGATGGAGTCGGTCGGGTCGTCGTTGACCGGCTCGGAAGCGTCGCTGGTCACATCCTTCCAGCCGGGCAGCTCGACGAACTTGCCGCCTTCGCTGAATTTGCCCGTGACCATGGGATCGGTCGCGAGCAAGCCGGACTGGAAGATTTCGAGGACTTCCACGTGCTTCTCGAACGAGTAGCGCGCGTAAGGAGTCGGCAGGATTACGTCGGAAATCCTGGTATATGCGTCAGACATTGAGGCAGTCCCTTAAGTAAGGGCACGGCCGCGTGCTTCGGGGTTACTTTCCTACCCACTGCGCCGGGTCTTTCCCGGCTTCACGCGCAAGGCGCCGCGCCTTGTCAGGGTCGCTTTTCACCAGGGCTGCAATCTTCGTGAGGTTGAATCCGTCGTCTTTGAACGGGTTGTCCCCGCCAGAGCCGCCGTCCCCGTCGATCGTGTCCTCGGCGAACATATTCTCGCCGATTTGCGAAAACGCCATCGCAAGAGCCGGATCGGTCAAGGCGCCATCGTGGAGGATGATGCCGGACTTCTTGAAGCTCTCGACGAGCCCGAGCTTCTTCAGCGCCCGGTTCGCCAGTTCATGCTTGGCCTTGAAGGTGTCTGAGTCCTGCGGACCCCACTCCTTCGCCAAAGCGTCTGCGGTGGTTTCGACGGCCTTGGTCAATGCAGTGACGTGCGCCTTGGCCTGTTCGGCCTGAGCGAGCGCGAAAGCATCGTGCAAGGATTGAGCCTGCTTGCCGTTGAGGCCCGCCTGATGCGCCCACGCCTTGAAGCTGCCCGCAAGGGCCTCATCATACGGGAGATCAGCAGGCAGCCCGTCGGGCCGCTTCAGCTCATAGCCATCCGGCTTTTCCGGTCGGCCGAGCTTGGCGTAGAACTTGCCCAAGTCGTCGGCCGACGCATCGGCGCCGGGAACAGTCACGGACGAACCCAGCCGGGTTTCCAAACTGATCGCGGCTTTCGCCAGATCCTCTACAGATTTGTAGCCCTTTTTGCCCACCCAATCCCGGGCGCCTGCATCTTGCAGACCGGTGAAAGGCGATTCCGACCCAGCGGTGGACCCGTTACCCGCTGAGTTCTGTTGCGTCTGATCAGGGGCACCCGCCGACGAGCCGGAGCTCGCCACGGACCCTGCGTCCGCGGTCGTCATCAAAAACCTCGATTTGTTGGAGTGCTATTCCTCGGCAAACCCAAAGCGCGCGATCCGCTCCAGGCGGAGCATTTCGCTTTCGTTCAGGCTGGCGAAGCGGGAGATGTACGAGAACAGCGCGCGTCTGCCGTTCTGTTCCGCACAAAACAGATCGAAACCGGCGGCCGATCCGGTGTCGGAAATCCACTTGGACAGGCTGGGCACTTGATAGAACCCGGCCTCGATCGCGATGTCAGCGAGCACAATCATGCCGTCGCCGTGCCGCGAATTGTCGCTGAACAGGCGCGCGTAAGCTAGACGCGCTTCGGCCGCCTGCTGCTCACTCGTCGTCATCAGTAATCCGATGCACGTATTCATGCTCAAGCCAGTTGATGGCCCCGAGCATTTCGTAGACGTTGGGATGCTCACCGCCCCAGCAGGACAAGCGGCTGCCGTCGGTGGTGAAGCCAGTCCCGATGAAATTCTGCAACTGACCGGACTTCGCCATGGCAAGCAAATCTTCCAGCGCCTCGACAAGCGCCGGGTTCGGCTCGCCGAGCTGCAGCGGTCGGTTGCCGCTTATGCTGATGACGTTGCTCATTGCGGCGGTGCCGCGGCGCCGAGGTTGGGGATCAGGCCGGCGTCAGCCGCCTGCGCCATGGCAGGGACGGCATCCTTGGCGACACCAGCCGCAGCCTGCGCCGCGGCCATGCCCTGCTGTGCAGCGGCGGCGCGCGCCTTCTGTGCCCGCACCTCTTCGACCTCATCCTTGGTCCTAAGAACGGATTGCGGCGCGCGGCCTGCACCATGAACCACACGAAGACTCTCGTTTTCATCGAGGTTGTCCATGATGTCAGGCTTGATTGGGGCCATCTGCGCCGCAAAGCTCCAAAGCTCGACAACGGCCTTTGCTTCACCTGCCTTTCGTAGAATGTCGAGCGGAGACGTGAATTGAACCCGGATGCTCTTGCCACGCAGCGACTCCGGCGGAGCGAACCTGCTGTCCGGCTCATAGAGCCCCTTGCCTTCCAGGATCGAAAGCTCGCGGTCGGTCTGCATCGAAAGACCGTTCTGGATGCTCGAGCCGGCCGGCCCGAGCAATGCGCCCTTCTCTTCCTGCCGGATCAGCGCCTCGGTGGCGGTCTGGTTGCCGGGCTTGGAGACGAGCGTCTGGAACAGGTTGACGTAGAGCCCTTCCTGGATGGTGTTGCGGCTTTGCTCGATATACTGGAACGCCAAATCAGGCCGCGCGCCGGTGACGATCGGCTGCGCCATGAGGCGCCCGTTATCATCGATCAGGCCCGGATGACGCGAGCCGGGATCGAGCGGCGGCAGCCAGTCGACCTTGCCGCCAAGCGCAAGCGCAGGGTCGGTGATGCCCTGCAGGCCGCGCAGCGTGCCCTTCCGAACGGCATTGATCTCGCGGACTTCCGTCAGGAGCTCGATAGTCGCGCTCGTGCCGTAGTCGTCACCATCATCCCTGCCCCAATTGAAGCAAGCCACGGGGAAGGACTGGAAATCCTTCTCCTTGACGATCTTCTCGTCCTGACAAATCACGTGGTAGGACTTGAACGGCCCCTCGAGATAGATCGGAGCGCCGCCGACGCGCGCCACCTTGCGGTCATAGTTCGGGCAGATCGCATGGACGAACTCGACTTGCTCGTCACACTTCTTCGGATCCTTCGCCATTTCGATGACTTTGGTCGGCAGTTTGTCGCCGAACATCTGGTAAGCGACGCGCGCCGAGCGCTTGTAGCGCCGATGCAGCGTGTCGACCTCGCCCCAGCGGTTGCGCGCGACCCAGCACTCAGCGACCGGCAGCGACCGATAGCGGACATACCGCCCGCTGAAATCCTCCTCGGCATAGAGATACGCCGGCCCGAAACGGACGATGTTCGCATAGCATGACTGCATGGCCGGGACATAGCCGGAGCCGGGCGAATAGCGGATCGAGAATAGGAAGTCGCGGACCTTTTCGGCCCATTCCTTTTCTTCGTCGGTCTCCTCATCGTCCATGGCCGCGGTCGTCAGGCCCTGCCACTTGTCGTTTTGAGGCGTGATCAGGCTCTCAAGCCCGGCCGCCAGGCGCCGGCCGCCGGTGCGCACCGTCGTGTCATAGACGCGGCGCGTGCGGCGATCGGTGCGCGTGACCTGGTTGTCAGTGCGGTTTGACGCAAAGCCATGCCGCACGGGCTCGGGGGCATCCGGCGCGCAGTATTCCGCGACGTCGTACCATACCGACTCGTAAGGCTTGCGGACCTCCTCAAGGCGCGATTGCCGCGCGAGGACGTCCCTTGCGTTGGTTTCAGCCGCCATCAGTTGCCCAACGTCACGGACTTGATCGGGTTCAGCACAGGCCGCGCGCTAGAAACCTGGTTCGAGGTGAGATCGCTGACGATGTTGGCCTGCGAACCGCCCTTAGCCAGCGCAAGCCTGCGCGTCTCGTCGGCCTGCTGCTGTGCGGCGAAGCTATCAGGCTGCGGCGTCCGCGGGGGCGGAGCTGGCGTCGGCATGGATGGAGTTGAGAACAGGCACATAGGTTTCCCTTGTCCAGTCGAATAGAACGAAATCCTCGCCGTTCTTGCCGTAGGACGGCAGATCGCAGCGAAGATGCCCGCCGATGCGCTCCAGGAAGCGCCGGGCTTGTGTGTGCGATGCCAGCGCGCGGGCCTCGACTCGAAGCGCACCAGCCTCATAAAGCGCCGGCTGAAGGCGCTCAGTGATGAAGCGGATCATGATCGGCAGGCATTTCGTCAGCCTATCCGTGCCCCAACTCCAGGCGATCCAGTATCCCTTGCGGACCTGACCGGCGCCGAACGCCGCTTCAGGGTTGCCGTTGAGCTCGACGCAGAATGCATAGTCCCGCAGCGACATGGCGGCGATTGCCGCCGCGTCCCATTGGTCTAGCTGCGCCTCGACTTCAGCGCGATCGGCCGCCCGCATGTGGGCCGCGACATAGGAGAGGTCTCGCAACGTCGCCGGAACTACACAACTAAGCAATGCGATTCTGCTTCTTCCTGTGCAGATAACGAGCCACTGATAATGCTGCGCATCTTCTACACTTAGGCTCTCCACCGCGAGAGCATAGATAAGAATTATCTGCAGTCATCTCGTGACCATATGCGCAATACCCAACTTCGCGCTTTAGAAATCCCTGCTTCTCCCCATTCAATGGGAAGTTAAGAAAAGCGTCGTCCCCGTATCTCTCCTTAGCCGCCTCGTCATATGCGAGAGCGGCCTCCTCTGCGGAATCAAAGTGGCCCAACCGCTTTAAATTCCCGCACCTTCGATCTCCTATGTAGGCGCGCCACTTCCCTCTGTCTTTGCGGAACTCGACGCCCTTGTATCCGCTCTCGCCAGCAAGGATGCGCTGCGCCGAGTTTCTGAGCTTAAGATCCTCATCGCTAAAGAAATATTTACGCGGCGGCACGACACTAATCCGAGATTGTTAGCGTTCGAACGAAACTCCCACCACCATATTCCTTCGCAAGCGTCCCCGTCGTGCGATCAGAGTTTTTGGCTAGCACCTCTAATGAGGCCGCTATCCTCGCCGTGTTCTTCTCAATCTTCCTAAGCGCGTCCAAGGTTGGACCTGTCTGCTTCTGTTCCTTCATAACAAATCTCCATTGGGCGCTCGGCCGGCCAAGCCAGGAAGCGCACTGGTTCGCATTCGCGAAACCGAGGCCCAATGAAGGACTGTGTTCCGCGCCTCTCAACCCGTTGGCCACGGGCTATTCAGAATTCTTCGAGCGGATCGGCCTGCCGGATATTGCGCGGCGAAATGATGATGCGCGCATTGTCAGCACTCAGCGGGCTTTCGCATTCCTCACAGCGACGGCGCTCAATGTCGTCGCGATACGCATGATCTTTGCCGCAGAGCCGGCAACGGACGACTGCCGGCATTAGAAATGCTCCAGCGGATCAGCCCCAAGCGGGTTGCGTGCCGCGGCCTTCTTCCGGTTCTCAGACCGCAGCGCCGGCGGCAAGAGCGCATGGCGCAGCATCATTATGCCGTAGCGGGTTGCGGACAAGAGATCGTCGGCCTCCTTGACGATCTTGCCGTCCTTCCTGTGATAGAGCCGGAACTCCTCGAACCATTCGGCCAGGTTCGCGAACACCTTGAGCCGTCCTGTTTGCATCCGATCCAGCATCTCGAACACGCCGGCCTCTACGCCATTCGACCCATCAGGGAACGTGGCGCGGCTACCCAGCATGTTCAGCCCGTGGCCCTCATATTGCTTTGCCAGTTGCTCGCCCGAACCCTTATCGTGCTGCAAGCCGTCATGGGGCCAAGCCCACGGAATCCAGTTACCCCAGGCTTTCAGCGCCGCAACGTGCAGGATCGGCGTCTCTTGCCGAGCTCGATAGGCTTTCGTCACATAGACCACGTCGCCGTCGGGATCGAACGTGAGCTCGACCGCGGCGAAAGGATGGTCCCAACCGAAATCCATGCCGCCGATCTTCGGCCAGTAAACCGGCATCTGGAACGGCGCGACCGTAATATCCTCTTCCGGGATCGGGAAGATGCGGCCCGAGCCAAGGATCGGCGTGCCCTTGGTGCGAGCGTCCCGTTCATGCGCCGGATAGCTGGCGATGATCTTGGCGCGCTGCTCCGCAGGAATGTGGAGCGCATCCTCGATCGTCATATTGGTGTCGTGGCGGTCGCCGGATTGCTCGGTCAGAAAGCGCCTCACCACCTCCGACATGCCAAGCAGCGGCGTGAACGTCATGTAGACAATGCCTTGCGTGGCATTGGTCCGGGTCAAACCCTCCGAATAGATGTCCGCCGGCGGCTCTTCGTCGAACCATACCAGATCGAGCGTGGCAGCCTGCCATTGCTCGCGGCCCTGCAGGTACGTCTTGAACGTGAGCCGCGACGTCTCCCCGTTCACATGCCGGACGGTCACGCTGTCGACCGCATCGGCCAGGCCGCGCGCGGTCGCGATGTCCTCGATCAAGTCACCCGGGATCAGGCCCGTCCCGCGATCCGTCGGCACGCCAAGCAGCAACTGCACCACGCTATCGCGGACCGTGATGCCGTCTTTTCCGCCAACCCACGCAGATATGGGCCGGTCCCAGCGCTTGCCCTGCCACCAGTCGGGATATTTCCCGGTCAGGTGGAAGGCCATCTCAGCGGCGCCGCTGTACGTCTTGCCGAGCTGGTTGCCCGCTCGCAACAGCCGCTCGCGGTACTTCGCGCCGGCCGCATGAAACTCCTTCTGCTTGGCGTAGGGCTTGTACCGGTAGAGCTTAGTTCGGCCGAGCCGACGGCTTAGCTCCCTCGCCAGCGCCGCCCGCTCCCTCAACGCCGAGGAAAGGTCGAATGATGGCGTCGAGCTGCCGGATGCTTTCAATAAGCTGCTCATCGGTCAGGTCGGACTCATTGGTGATCTTCAGTTCCTTCGGCAGGATGGACGCTATCACCTTCAGGTAAGCGTCAGGCTTCTCGGTGCGGCACTTGACGATCGCGGCCGCGCCGTCCTTCTCAAAGTCGGACACCAGCGCCTCAATGAACGCCTCGCCGAGCTTATTTCGCGAGCCCTTGGGCCTCCCAGCGGGATTGCCTGACTGCCCCGGCTTGAAGAGATGCGCCGGCCTCTGCTCAGAGCCTGTAGTTTCAGTTTCGTCGGACATCGGGCATAACCCAAGTTCCATCCCTCAGAACGAACGAGATAGAGCCGTCCTTCAGGTAAGACCGCTCAGCATCTTGCGCGTAGGCTTTGGCTTGAGCGGCCTGTTGTTGAGCGGCTGCCGACAACTGCAACTCTCTCAGCAGCCAATTGAACATGGTCTCACTGCATATCCGCGATGCGCGCGGTTCCCGGGCCTGCCGGGCTGCCATGGGCCGCCTTGTCCGCGGCGTCCTTCCAGCCGAAGCCGTCGACGCTCTCAAAGGAACCGCCTTCGCGCATACCGATCATGACACCCGGGCCGACCTGCTGATAGCTGTATTTGTCGGCGTGCTCATTGCCGTCCTTGGCGAGCTCGGGATCGACCTCGGGCGGGCCGGCTTCCATGATCGAGATGTTGATGACTTCCTTCCGCGGATCCTTGTCAAAGATGCCGTCGGTTTCCTTCAGGGTGGCCCAGCGGTTGGTTGCCACCGCCCCGGCGCGCGCATCGACCGTATCCTTGACGGACAGGGCCTTGTTCGCGGATTTCGTGGTTGCGGGCTTTTCCGCGTCGGTCGTCTGCTTGGCGGCCGAGCGTTTCGCTACTGATTTCTTCGCCATGTGGATGGTCCTCAGTTGGGGTTTACCCGCTGCGATGCGGGCCGCTTAGGAAACGAGGAGGAGGATTTTTGCGTTCCGTCAGTAGCGCAAGAGCGGATGCGTCACGCCGACGAGGCCGAGTAGCGCATAGACGACGACGATCACCAGGACAACGACGAGGATGACGCGGATCACCTGCGCCACGGGCGCCGGCAACGGGATCAGCGGCAGCAACTGGAGCACCGCCCAATAGATAACACCGACGATGATGAGGACGACGACGAGATTGATCAGGGCGGCGATCATGGCGCGCTCCTAGATTTTCGTGACGGGATAGAGCTTGCCGTGGCGCTCGACGAGCTCTGCCAAGCCGTTGGCGAGCATCCAGGCGAGGAGTTTCAATTCTTCACGGGTCATGGCTTTGCTCCAAGAAAAACCCCGGCTCGATGGGGGCTCAGAGCCGGGGTGCCAAGTCTAAGGAGGAAACGCCTAAGAAAGCGCTGGGGAAACCCAGCACGCCGGACACAAGCCACCCGGCGGGTGAAACATGCGACCGGCCGGGAGCATACGAAACTGATTTGGGCAGCACTGTCATTTAGTGCTTTGTTAAAACTCACGGCTTCATGCCTTGCAGGATGCGGATAACCTGCTTGTGCGCCATGCGATAGGTCGGGTTTACGTTCATCCCGAGGACGCGCCGCTCGACCTCCTTGAGAGTCTGGCGCACGATCTCGTCGCGATCGATCTCGCTGAATGAACGCTGCGGTGGCTTAAACTTCGACTGCTCAACCGGGATCATGCCGCCCTCACATTGCTCTCGCGCGTGTACCGGAACTCCGATGCGCCAGGCGGCAGGAATTTCAGCTTGCCGTTCACGTTGCGGCCGCGGATGACTGTGATCAAATCCTCGAACTCGCCTTCCATGATCTGCACCCGCGCGCCTTCCGGGATGGGGTTGATGCGGATCTCCGGCTGGCCCTTCTCGTTCACGAACTCGCCCGTGCGGTTCGCCACGAAATCCCACTCGCCGCGCATGTAGCGTTCACGCAGGCGCCAGACGACCAGTTCGCTCACCTCCGCCGGCCGGCCAGTCTCGTCCGTCAGCAGCGCCTCGACGCCATAGACGTTGCGCACGGCCCAGAAATTACCGTCGGTGATTTCCACGAACAGGTAGCGCCCAAGGATGGGATATTCCTTCGCGACCTTCGTCCGCGCGTGGCAGGCCCACTTGCGCAGCTTCGGCCAGAATGAGCGATAGCCGAGCTCGGCAAGACCGCCTTCAGCCCTCCGGTGGCAGTTGGGATTAGTTACCGCGACGTACCAGGCCATAAGTACTTTCCCCGTGCTTGCGTGCGTGATCGTCGTC